GTATGTTGGCTCACTATATGAAGGATGAAGGATATGTCAGAACTGTCTGTGAGGGATCATCTAAAGATGGAACGGATGTTCATACAGTTAACCAAAGAGCAGCAGGACTCGCTTCTAGAGACAATGCAAAAACTTTTATCTACGCCTTCCTATATGGAGCAGGAGATGCAAAGATTGGTAGCATTGTGGGAGGCAGTGCAAGAGACGGGACAAAGCTCAAAGCTAAGTTCCTTGCTCAAACCCCTGCCCTCGCAAAGCTCCTCGAAAGAGTCAGCAAGCAAGCCGCCAAAGGGTGGGTTCCCGGACTTGATGGGAGGCGTATTTGGGTTCGATCCGAGCATGCAGCTCTCAATTCGCTCCTCCAAGGTGCAGGCGCAATCGTGATGAAGAAGGCTCTCGTCTTGGCTTGTGATAGACTTAAGAAAGAAAACGTGTGGTTTAAGCTAGTGGCTTCGGTACATGACGAATATCAGTTTGAGACACGCCCAGAACTTGCAGATACTCTGGGAGACATCGTAAAAGAGAGTATTATTGAAGCAGGTAAACAATTTAACTTAAGGTGCCCTTTAGATGGAGAATACAAAACAGGAAAAAGCTGGAGACACACCCACTAGAAAGTGTATCAAATGTGGATTATGTTCTGAAGATTTAACTTTATTTGCACAGAGTAAGCAAGCTAAATACGGAAGACGTAATATGTGTTATACTTGTGCTTACAAAAAGAATAAAGACAACCCTAAAACGAAGGACTGGAAAACAGACCACCAGACAAAGAAAAGATACGGGATAGACGCGGTAACGTACAAACAACGAATGACTACTAGTAATTGCTGTGAAATATGCGGGAAGACTCAAGAACTATGTTATGATCACTGCCACGATACTATGCAATTTAGAGGAGTACTATGCAGAGGCTGTAACAGGTCTTTAGGACAGCTTGGAGACAATGTTAAAGGAATACAAAAAGTACTTGAGTACTTGATGAAACCTCTTGACATTGCTGAAAAGTGATGTACAATATTAGGTAAGAAGCGAGTGTGGTGGAACTGGTATACACAGCAGACTTAAAATCTGCCGCCGAAAGGATTGAGGGATCGAAGCCCTCCACTTGCACCAACAACGGCCTTAACTGCTATGGGGTTCTTCTTGTAAGACAATCAGTGACAGCTTGGAGAGACAAGCATCTTCATAAACGGAAATTAAGAGCTGCTACGCAGCGTAAGGAAATTCAAATGGACAACAAACCTGTCAAAGTCTCTGGTCAACTCTTCTGGGCTAACTGGATGAAAGAGTTCAATACCAAGTTCAACGAAGATAACACCAAGTACGAATGTACACTGGGTATGCTTTCTGACAAGGCTTGTGAGGCTCTGAAGGAACAAGGTATTGTGATTAAGAACAAGGACACAATGGGTAACTACATTGTTGGTAAGTCTAAGTTCTTGTTCGAGCCTGTGGACGCTGAAGGTAATCCAGTGGCTATTGAGAAGATCGGTAACGGCACTAAGGTGACAGCGCTGGTGGGCTCCTATCGCCATAAGATGTCAGCTAAGTTCGGCTCTGCTCCTTCAATCAGTAAGTTGATTGTGACTGACTTGGTTGTCTACGGCGATGACGTAGATGGCGATGATGACTCTGACATCCTGTAAGGAGTCACCTAAGATTGCATTGGTTGATGCTGACTTTTTAGTCTACCGTATTGGATTCAGTACGGAAGATGAACCAGTCGGCATCGCTAAGGCACGATTAACGGAGTGGTTAGAAGATTTTATCTATGTGAATCTCAATGCTGACGAATACACAGCTTGGATCACAGGTAAGACTAACTACCGTTATGACATTGCCAAGACAGTGCCATACAAAGGCAACCGTAAAGATGTTCAACGACCTAAGCACTACGAAGCCCTACGGGAGCATCTAGTCAAGCGTCATGGAGCTATCGTTACGGTTGGTGAGGAAGCTGACGATACCGTAGCCATTGCGTCCACGAAGCTCTTGGATGAGTGCTGGATTGTTCATGTGGATAAGGACTTGGATCAGCTTCAAGGATGGCATTACAATCCTGTCAAAGATGAGAGATACTATGTCGATGAGTTCACAGCGTATGAGTCGTTTTCGACGCAACTTCTCACTGGAGATAGGATTGACAATATCCCGTGCTTGGCAGGCATTGGCCCGAAGAAGGCAGCTAAAGCTCTCCAAGACGCAAAGACGAAAGAAGACCTCTTACGTTGTGCGTGGAAGAAGTATCAAGAACTGGGGCATACGCTGGAGTATTTTACTGAACAAGGACAGCTCTTGTGGCTGAGACGATAGGAGAATGAGTTATGGCAACCGGACGTAAAATTACTGCCAAGCAAGTTGCAACTAAGTACGGATTCCGCAGCGGGCTCGAAGAGCGAGTAGCGGAACAACTGGATCAGTTAGGCGTGTCTTATACGTATGAGAAGGTTAAGTTGAAGTACATTCGACCTGCTTCTGAACATATCTACACACCTGACTTTGTGCTTGCCAGTGGCATCATCGTTGAGACTAAGGGGAGATTCCTCTTAGCTGATCGTATGAAGCATCTGATGGTTAAGAAACATAATCCAGAGTTAGACATTAGGTTTGTATTCAGTAATTCCAATGCACGTATCAGCAAAGCGTCTAAGACAACGTATGCTATGTGGTGTAGGAAGCACGGATACAAGTTTGCTGATAAGACAATTCCTCAGGAGTGGTTAGATGAGAGTTAAAGCATATAACAGGGAAATTCACTATGACTTCTCTAAAGAAGAAGTAGATTTCTTAAAGCTCTTAGAGCTATGGGATGAGCTCAAAAAGAAGTTGAAGCCTCACGAACGAGTGACGGTTGAGGGATACGAAAGGGTTGACAGTGAGTAATGTAAATTTGGTATGCTATTCCGTACCTGCTCCGGGGCTGGTTGAGAAGGGCATTAAAGACGCTCAAGACCTCTTAGCGTTCATGGCTCGTGTCTCTAACCCGGACAACCAGTATGCAACAGAGTCAGGCCCGAAGTTGTTGAAGTACTTGATTAACAATAAACACTGGTCTCCTCTGGAGATGGTACACTTGTCAATCGAGATCGAGACAACGCGCGACATTGCACGACAGATTCTGCGACACCGTAGCTTCAGCTTCCAAGAGTTTAGCCAGCGATATGCTGCTGTACAAGGTTTTGAGTTGTCTGAGGTTCGCCTACAGGATACTAAGAACCGACAGAACAGCCTTGAAGTTGGTGACTCTAGTCTGCATAACTGGTGGTTCCAAGCACAGAAAAGGGTTCGTGATGACTCTGAGTTGGTTTATAACATGGCTCTTGCCAAAGGGGTTGCCAAAGAGCAAGCACGAAAGCTACTGCCTGAAGGATTGACCATGAGCAGGATGTACATGGCAGGTAATCTGCGTAGTTGGCTTCACTATGTGGATATTCGCTGTGATGCGGCTACGCAGAAGGAGCACCGAGAGGTTGCTGAGAAGTGCCGTGATGAGTTAACTAAACTGTTCCCTAACGTAATGGAGGCTATGAATGCTGTTAAATGAGTATCAAGAACTAGCGTTTAAGACAGCACTAGAGTCCGCTAAGAACCCTGCTTATATGGTAGCTAACCTTACCTCTGAAGCAGGTGAAGTTGCAGGTAAGTATGCCAAGTGGATTCGTGATGGTGTCTTGGATGAGGTAGGTATGCAGAAGGAAGCAGGTGACGTGCTGTGGCAGATCGCTGGTCTGTCTACGGTGATGGGCTGGAGCTTGGCAGATATTGCCAGTCAGAATCTTCGTAAACTTGCAGCACGACAAACAAACAATACCTTGAGTGGTGAAGGAGATGAGCGATGAACAAAGATCACTTCGATATTATGCAGTCCTACAGCTTTACCTATACAGACTGTGACGGTAAGGTACACACTAAGACAATCTCTACACCCGGAGCTACATGGCACGAGTGCATGGATGACTATGTGAAGTTCTTGGAGTCAGTGTTTGGCTATGCTATCAAGCATCAGGTACGCTTGGAACAGCCTATTTGGTTGGAATCAATGTATGAGCATCATCACGATTGGCTTGATCCTTGGACAGGTGAGTACTTCGTTAAAGAGGATGAAGAAGTAGTGTGTCCATCGGATTATCCTGATGAATGGAAAGATTGGACATCATGAGAATCTTAGCAATTCCAGACACACAGTGTAAACCAGATACCCCTACCGAGCACCTTGAGTGGGCAGGTAAGGCTATCTGTGAATACAAGCCTGATGTGGTTGTTCACCTAGGGGATCATTGGGATTTCCCTAGCCTGAGCAGTCACGACAAAGCTGGTAGCAAGTACTTTGAAGGTAAACGCTACCTAGCTGATGTTGAGGCTGGTAACAAAGGTATGGACATACTGTTAGCTCCGTTAAAGGTGATGCAGAAGACTCAGAAGGAAACTAAACACAAGGTGTATAAACCTCGTATGGTGTTCCTTCGGGGTAATCACGAGCATCGACTCTCACGAGCTGTACAGAATAATCCAATGCTTGAGGGTCTAATGACCTATGAGCACTTGAACTTGAAAGATTGGGAAGTACATGAGTTCCTCCGACCAGTATTCATTGCAGGAGTGGGTTTTAGTCATTATTGGCCTGTTGGGGCTATGGGTCGTCCCGCTAGTTCTGCTTCTGTTCTTATCAATAAACTTCATATGAGCTGTGTTGCAGGCCATCAGCAAGGTAAACAAATTGCATACGGTAAGCGAGCAGATGGGAAGCCTATCTGTGGTCTTATTGCTGGTAGTTATTACCTACACGATGAAGACTATATGGATCAACTAAGTAACCGTCACTGGCGAGGCTTGGTTGTATTGAATGATGTTAAGGATGGAGGCTTTGATGAGATGCTTCTATCGATTGAATACTTAGGGAGAAAGTATGGCAGCAAATAAGTGTACAAGTTGCTTCTACGCAGAGATGGACAAGGACTTAGAACCTCCCTGTAAGCTGTGTACAGGCTACTCTAACTGGGTTCCTCGTGATATGTATAAACCTAGTCATGATGCTCAGCCTTTGAGTGAAGCTATTGATGAGTGGTTTAAAGGAACTAATGGTACATCTTCAGGTGACATGCACTTTGATGTTGTGAGTAAACCTAAGCACTATATGCTGTTCGAGGAAGAAGGCATTGAAGTACGTGATGTCATTGAGAAGCTGGTGGTCAAGCTGGATGATGCTAACTTGGTTTATCGACCTATGGCTACCGCTGATTACACACAGATGATGCAATACTTGATGCGCTTCATGGACAAGAATGGTGTTGAGGACTTGAAGAAGGCTAAATGGTATTTGGATAAATTGATTCAGGCGTATGATGATGAATCTGACGTTTGAGGAACTTAAAGAGAAGCTTCAACGAGTCGATGAAGTCACACTGCTGGAGTTGTTAGACATCCACAGTGATGACATCATTGAGCGCTTTGAAGATTACATTGAAGATAAACAAGAACAACTAATGAAAGAGATTGAATGAGAAACCTATTAACCAAAAAGGATGTATACACCTTTGACTATCCAGAGGCTTTGGCCTTTGCAGATAAACAGAACGGTGTATTCTGGACTTTTGATGAAATTGATTTGGAAAAAGATGTACACAGCATTCTTACCGATTTTACTCCTAGTGAACGTCATGGTGTTACTACTTCACTCAAACTCTTTACCAAGTACGAACGTATTGTGGGTGATGAGTATTGGTCTGGTACTGTTAAACCTAACTTCCAGCATCCTGATGTTGGTTTGATGGCTGATGCCTTCTGCTACTTCGAGAGTAACGTACATGCACGTTTCTATAACCGCATTAACGAACTGCTTGGGTTGGCTACTGAGGACTTCCATCAATCTTGGCAGTACGATCCTGTACTGGCTAGCCGTATTGGGTACTTGGACACTCTTGTTAGTAGTCGTGATCTGCCTCTTTCCTTGGCAGTATTCAGTATGATGGAAGGTTGTGTACTGTACTCTAGCTTTGCTTTCCTGAAGCACTTCCAGAGTAACGGTAAGAACAAACTGAGTAACCTAGTGGCAGGTATCAACTTCTCTGTACGAGATGAGAACATCCACCACGAAGCAAGCTCTTGGTTGTTCCGTACGTACATGGAAGAGAATAAGCTGGACAAGGTGTGGATGCGTGATCGTTTATACCAAGCTGCTAAGGCATTGGTTGAACATGAGCACCGTATTGTTGACCTGTTGTTCTCTCACGGAGAGATCGAAGGCATCAATCCCACAGCTATGAAAGCTTTCGTGAATGCACGGGCTAACATTTGCTTGAGTAATCTAGGCTTTGAAGCTATCTTTGACGAAACTGGTGATACAATCTCTGAGTGGTTCTACTTGGGTATTAGCTCCAGTACGATCCATGACTTCTTCGCTAAAGTTGGCAATCAATATAACCGTAAATGGAATGAAAGAAACTTCGTATGGTAAGTACACCTGTGTTGGATAACAAGTATGAGTTCCTAAGTGCAGAGCGTAAGCGTCTGCAAAAGGAAGGACTCTTGCCTGAGTGGTATCAGACTGGAGGATGGGGACTGTTCAAGTCTAAGTACATGGAAGGCTCCACTAGCTTCAAGAACCGTGCTGAGCAGATTGCTGAGACAGCAGCTAAGCATGCACCTAAAGATGGTACAGATTGGAAAGGAAAGTTTTATGAAGTTATCTGGAATGGTTGGCTTAGTCCTTCGACACCGACTCTCGCCAATCTCGGCACTAATAAAGGTATGCCTGTCGCTTGTAGTGGTCAGTATATCGGTGATTCAGTTGCTGATTTTTACGGTGAGCTTCTTGACACAGCAGTTCTTACGAAAAACGGTTTCGGTACTTCTGGATACCTTGGCGATATTCGTCCGCGAGGATCGCAAATCGGCACTGGTGGCACTGCGTCAGGAGTACTCCCGGTTTTTCAAACTTATGTAGACGCGATGAAGCGAGTGACTCAAGGGGTTGCTCGTCGAGGCGCTTGGGCTGGTTACTTGCCTATTGATCATCCTGACTTTAACGAGCTGGCTGATTGGGTGAAGAATAACCCTGATGATGCTAACGTAGGTTGGACTGTTAGTCGTGACTTCATGGAGTCCTTGGACAGTGGTCATCCTGAGGCGATTGAGCGCTACCAGAAGGCTTTGAAGCTGAAGATGCTGACAGGTAAGGGTTACTTCTTGTTCACCGATAAGGTAGCTGATTCCCGTCCTGAGATGTACAAGGCTCATAACTTGGATGTTAAGGCTTCTAACCTGTGTACAGAGATTATGTTACACAGCGGTGAGGAGGAGACATTCACCTGTATCTTGGCAAGCATGAACTTGGAGAAGTATGATGAATGGAAAGAAACCGATGCTGTATTCACTGCGACAGTATTTCTCGATTGTGTTACTAGTGAGTTCCTGTCAATGGCTGCTGGCAAAAGAGGCTTTGAAAAGGCGCTGGCGAGTACTGAAAAGAGCCGTGCGCTTGGGTTAGGTGTTCTTGGTTGGCACTCGTTGCTCCACAAGAAGATGATTCCCTTTGAGAGCTTCCAAGCTCAGAAACTTAACGTGGAGATATTCGATGGACTTAACAAGAAGTCAACAGAGGCAAGCAGGTATCTTGCAGAACAACTTGGAGAGCCGGAATACTGCAAGGGATTTGGAGTTCGAAATACACATCGCCTTGCTGTCGCTCCCACCATGTCAACAAGTCAGCTTATGGGCGGGGTATCTCAAGGTATTGAGCCATTTATTGGAAACGTATTCGTACAGCAAGGAGCAGGGGGAGAAACCATCCGAGTAGTTCCTGAGCTGCTGGAGATCATGAAGCGTGAAGGTGTGTATAGTCGTGAGACATTGCTTGAGATTGCAAGTCACGATGGCTCTATCCAACACGTATCATGGATGTCTGAGGAAGAGAAAGCTGTGTTTAAGACAGCCTTTGAGATTGATCCCTACATGATCCTTGAGCAAGCTTCTGCCCGTCAACGGTATATCTGCCAAGGTCAGTCTATCAATCTGTTCTTCGGTGCAGATGATCCAGAGGAGCATATCAGCTCTGTCCACAAGGCAGCGTTTAAGGATAAGAATATCTTGAGTCTGTATTACATTCGTACCAAGGCTGGTGTAAGTGCTAGCTCTGGTGAATGTGTTGCTTGTCATGCTTAACTAGGAGTAATATGAAGATTGAAGTCTACAGCAAGGAGAACTGTCCTGCATGTACGACTCTGAAGGCTCGCCTGACTAAGGATGGTGAGTCCTTTACAGAGATCATGGTAGGTAAAGACATCACCCGTGAGGAGTTCTTAGAAAAGTTCCCACAGGTACGTCAGATGCCTCATGTAGTGTTTATCAACGAATAAGGGAGAATATGGCAAGTAAACCAATGAATCGATCTATTCCAGCTAAGGAATTGACTCCACGAGAGAAGGTCAGTAACAGCTTGAAGTTGAAGCTTGATGATATGACTGTCATTAAACCCAAGACTGAGAAGCAGATGGACTTCTTTGAGGCGTATCAAGCCAGTAACTACTTCATGGCCTTACATGGTGTAGCTGGTACAGGTAAGACATACATTGCCTTATATAAAGCCTTGGAAGAGGCTATGGATCGTAACAACCCTTTTAACAAAGTAACAGTTATCCGTAGTAGCGTTCAAGGACGAGATATGGGTTTCTTGCCGGGAGATGCAGATGAGAAGATGGAGGTTTACATTCAACCTTATCGACAAATCTGTAGTGACCTGTTCAAGCGTAAGGATGCTTGGGATCGATTGGTAGAACAAGGACACATTGAGTTTGTGTCTACCTCGTTCATTCGAGGGACTACCTTCTCCAACAGCATCATTGTCGTGGATGAGGTACAGAACATGACCTTCGAGGAGCTTGATACCATCATTACCCGTGTTGGTGACAAGTCCAAGATTATCTTCTGTGGTGACTACCGACAGACGGACTTGAAGAAGAAGGATGACAAGAGTGGACTGCTTAAGTTCTTTGACATTGCTGCAAAGATGAAAGAGTTTGTTCGTGTCGAGTTCCACATCGAGGATATTGTTCGTAGCTCATTGGTTAAGAACTATATCATTGCCCGTGTCAAATATGAGGATGGTGAATGATGGCTAAAGCTAACGAAGGTATTGAAGAACTTATGATGATGATGCCAGAGCAAAAGGGTCTTATCCGTACTATCACTCAGCAGATGAATACTCACTTGGTGTTCATTGATGATGACATTCGGGAGCCCAGTAACTATCGTGATGTAATCCATTGCTTAGCTACTTGTGGTGAGAATGACTCAGTTAATCTATTGGTAAATAGCTCAGGTGGACGTACAGATAGCATCTGGCAGATTATTGAAGCAATGAAAGGATGTCGAGGTGATGTATCTGTTACGGTTATCGGTGCTGCGTACTCAGCAGCTAGTATGTTGGCTTGTATGGCTCCTGAGTGTTATATTGCTGACAGTGCTGAGTTTATGCTTCACACTGCTCATTATGGCTCCATCGGTACTGTGCCGAATGTCAAAGGACAGACTGATTTTGCTACACGACAGATTAACAAGCTACTCGACCAAGCCTACAAAGGATTCTTGACCGACAAGGAGCTAGAGGAACTGAAGAACGGTAAAGAGTACTGGTTTGATGCTGAAGAGGCTGTCAGGCGTATGGGTAAGCGTTACAAGTATCTGGAGGCTCTTCAGATGCCGCCTAAGCCTAAGAAGGCTAAGAAGGTAGAACCTGTAGAGTAAACGAAAAAGGCCCGTTAGAGCGATGAACTCTAACGGGCCTTTTGCTTTACTGCTTCACGTTATGAAAGATAGTTACTACAGCGGTAACAGCAGCCACTACCCACAGTATAGGCTTAGCTACCTTAGCAATCCAGTCGAGGACTGTGAAAGCCCCTTGAGCTGCTTGGAATGCTGATACCATGCCTTCGGTGTCTGTAGATACCTTGTCTACCTTCTCTTCTACCTTACACAGTCTCTCGTATATCTCACGGTGCGATACCTCTTCACTCATGACCGCCCCTTAAGTTCTACAATCTTCTCCAGAGTTCGTCCACCAAAGTAGAAGCTCATAACCAACATACCCCATTGCCCAAGTAACTGTACATAGGATTCGTTAGCTTGGATACCGTTAGCATCCATGATGCCAAAGGTAAAGTAACCAGTGAAGATAGCCACAAGGGTCATAGGCCTAATGTTCTTGGACAGCCAAGAGTCACTAGACATATCTGCTTGCTGTCGTTCTGTCAGATTATTCTGCTCTGTCTTATACAGATCAGTCTCGTTAGCCATCTTAGCCAACTCTCCGTTCTGTAACATCTCAGCCATCTTTAACTGAGCCTCTGCCTTCTGAGCAGGATCAGGGATAAGCTTATCAATTAGCTTACCGCCAATACCTAATATAGATTCTAGTATCATATTTTACCTTATTTTAAATACAGTACAATCCCTGCGAGAATCAGAGAAGCTACAAGTAGGATAAAGATAATGATAAGGAAGATCTCAGCAGCTTTGATCATTCTAGCTTTGGTTCTTGCTGCTGCTCTCTTAGCTTCTAAAGCTGCTGCCTTACGTCTTGCTGCAATAGCATTACGCTCAACTAAGAGGGCATTCCATACATCACCATTGCCTGAGTAGATCAACATCTCTTTAAGATCATTCTCAGCATCCACCAAAGCCTTGGCATTCATAGCTGTCTCTAAGGCCATAGACGTATCTGATCTTCCCTTACTGCTCTTGGACTTAGTGGCTGCTTTCACAACCACGTCCTTAGCATCAAAGAACTTCATAATGTCCTTAGACACAGCCTGAATATCCTTACCCATCTTGATCGCTGCCTGCACACCCTTAATAGCTGCCTGTGCAGTCGCAAAAGCGGTGATAGGATCAATCATGGATAAACACTTCGATGTAGCTCAAAGTGAGGGCCATCTTTAAAGGACTGCCAATCGCCACCCCAAACAATATCAATACCTAGCTCTTTGGCTACTTTCTTGATATGCTCAGCTACCAGTTGGTAATACTTAAAGTCCCATGTAACTTCACCCTCACGGATCACAGCAATGTCCACAGCCTTACCTGTGATGTGTCTACTGTTCATCGTCTGAGACTTACCTGTATCAAAGAGCACCTTCTGGCGCTCCTTGGTGCGTAAGCCTTCAGTGATGGAGAAGTCCAAAGGAGACTCTTTGATAGCCTCCTCTATCACTTTCACTAGGCCAGGATGGACTCCATTGAGCCTGTCCTTGCTTCGTTGTCCTAATGCGAATGTCATTGCTGAGCCTCTTGTTGTCTACGTTCTTGTTCCTGAAGCAGTGCTGCAAGATCGTCCTGTCCTTGCTGTGCTTCTTGTTCCGTCTGCACTGTAGGTTGCTCAGTAGCTCCTGCCCTAGGAGCGACACGAGCAGTAGTACCTGTAGCCCATTTAAGAACAGGATTAGAGTTTTCCAGCTTAGTTAAGTCATTCAACACTTGGGTAGAGCGAGGACTTAAAGCAGCATTCTTAAGAAAACTAGCACCTTCAGGGGTCATCAAGGCTTTCATAAGTTGATCATCAGTTAATCCATTCTTAGTAAATGAGTTAACTAAATCCATAGAAAGCTGTCCTAGCTTAGCAGCTCCATAGCCACCTGAAGCGCCAATAACAGCAGAGGTCTCTCGAACTGTGCCGGGAGAAATTGTAGCTTCCCCTGCCAAGTTAGCAGTACGCATCTTACGTGTCATCATTTCAGCATCACTCATACGCTTACCAAACTCACTGGAGTTAGTTCCTAAGGCTGTAACTAAGGCATCCTTAGACACAGCATCTAAACCTCTCCAATTCTTAGCCAGCGTAGCCAGATCAACTGTTTCAATACCTGTTGCATTAGGGAATCGAGCACTGTTTACAAAGTTATCAAACACTTGTTTATCTAAGATAGACAGAGCAGCTTGATCCGTGTTCTCTACCCATGACCGCATAGTGGCCCGTTGAGTCGGAGTCAAAGAAGTATATGTCTTAAATAAATCTTCAGGAGATACTTCAGCAAGAGTCTTATTCTGCAAGAAAGCAGGTAGACCTTGAGCAATCGCTTCACGATAGGCATCACTAGCTTTAGCTACTTTATCTCTAGCTGTTGTCAGTAAAGTTAAAGCTGCTTTGTCGTTACCTGTTGCTGTCTTAGTCGCAGCAGCAAGGTCATCTTTCATCCCGCCAAAGATAGCACTTGAAATGATACGCTCATCGCTCAATGCTAAGTCTTTAATCAGATTATCTCCAGCAGAAGCCTTCTTACCAAACTCAGATAGCAAACCCTGTACTTGTTCAACTGTTAACTTTCTAGCGCCTTGGTTAACTGAGTATCCTGAGGAACCGGGAATAGTATAACTAGCAGTTGCTCCGGGAATAGGAGCATTAGTTAAAGTATCACGGGCTGTTGTGGGTGAACTATAAGTATAGCTGCCTCGTCCTTCTACGCTAAACGAGGGAGATAGACGATCACGAATACTTGTAAGTACATCCACAGCACGTTCAGCGTTAGGAGTTGCTTGAGCAGCGTAACGGTTAATCAGACTATCAATCTTACTGATAGTAATTGTTGGATCTACCAATCCTTGACCTGCGCCATAGCCTTTAGCTTTCTCAAACAGACTATTAGATTTACTATCTCGAATGTTCTCAAGCTTATTCTGGATGCTTTGGATGATACCTAACTTTGATTGCTCTGCCGTGATAGGTGCAGGATTAGGGGACATACCTGACAAAGCTCTAGTCACTGCTCCTTCGTTCAAAGAACTGATTAACTCTAAATACTTAGGAGAAGCAGACAAGCGAGCAATATCAGCAGCAATAACAGGATCAGAAGACCCTTGTCCTCGAAGCATGAAATCACTAAAAGTATTAGCATCCTTAGCAGGAAGCAACTTACGGTACTCTTCAATCTTCTTCTTCTGTGTATTAGATTGAAGTGCAGAAAGGCCACCTTTAACTAAGTAAGGAAGTGTTTGGATAGCTACCTGAGCGCCTGCACTTTCAGGAGCAACTTGCTGTGACAACATGCCCAAGCTACCTGCCGTTGAAAACTCAGCAGCGGCTGTCCTAGCAGGAGTAGATAAGTTAAACAAGCTACTACCGGGAGCCATTGCAGACATTAAAGCAGCAGGAGCACCAGCTTGTCCAATATCATAAGCACCTTTATAGCCTTGAATCTTCATCAGATCAGGGCCGCCTGCTTTAGCAATAGCGTTAACAATCCCTTGTCCTGATAATGCACTAGGTGTTTTGTTCTCTTTGATGACATCATAGAGTTTACCCCAACCGCCTACCAGATCAATAATACCTTTAGTGGAGCCTTTAAGTAAGGAAGTGACAGCCCTTTTAGTTTCCTCAAGTGTTGTTGTTTGCTCAGGCTCAGCAAGGACACTTCGAGTGCCTCCTGTAACTGTTCCTGATCTACGTTGTTGCTCTTCAATGAGAGCTGCCAAATCATCTGCCATATTAATCCTTATTAGCGTTGTGCTGCTTGAGCACGTTTAATCCTTGCTGCTAATTCTGCATCACTTAATCCTGAGTACGGGCCTGTAGGGGCAACCGCCATAGGGATAGTAGGAGTGTACCCGCTTAGTCCTTTGTTCTTTCGGGCATATGCTTCAAGCTTACCTGCTTCTTCGATAATATCCTGATTCTTGCGCTGCATGAACTGGATCAACTTACGCCGAGCTTCAGGGTTTGTTTCAAGCTGTGGAACTAAACCAGCAATAAATTCACGATCAGCGTTAGAGAAGCCAGAGCCGAGCTTACCTCCAAGTGTCTGAAGAACCACATCGCCAGCAACCTTTTGATACTGCTGACTTGTCGCAAGTTTATTAACATCAGAAGGAGAAGCTAAACCAAGAGTAGCTAACAGATTAGTAGCGCCAACTCGACCTTCTGCAAACTGACCTGAAATCAAGTCTTGGTTAGGAAGTGAGGCTAACTTATTAAGTGAGTTCAAAGAAGCAATAGCAGTGTCTCGAACTACGCCTGCATCTCCTACTTTCTTAGCATCAATCTTACCAAGTTCTTTAACAAACTCAGCTTCACCTTTAGCGTCTACATTAACAATATTTTTATTTCCTCGTTCAGGAGCAGAACCAATCCTTGAAATCTTTGCACCTGTCAATTTGTTGATCAAGAAAATACCTTCTGCTGTCTCGCTTAACGCAGTAGGATCAGCTTTATCAATAGTTTCGAGATCGGCAACATCCCCTGACTTTGCATACTTTGCCACTGAAGCAGGAAGATATTTACCAGCGCGGATTAACTGTTGTAAAGGATCAGCTCCCTCTTTCTCACGTGTACGTTGAACAGCCAAAGCTTGCTCAGAAGTCAGCTTAGCAGCCTCCAAGTCCATAGCAGCAGCCTTCTGTGACAACTGCAAAGCCATCTCAGGGTCTTGTGTACGCAAGGCATCAGCCATCTGACGGATACCAGCAGCAGTGTTGGTGTTGTATTGACTTGCTAACTCACGAAGCTTGGTAGCTCGCTGGATAGTTGGGTCTTGTGTCTGTACACCAAAAGCACCTGCCAAGCCTGTACCAACATTAGAGCCAGCCTTGTAAGCCATCATGCCTAACTGTTGATCAGGGGACATCTGGGCAAACTGAGCTGCTCGCTGCTCCAACATTTGAGCCTGCATCTCTTGAGGAGACATAGAGCCTCCGAATAAACTTTGTGTTGCCATTATCGTATTCCTTAACGGGTTAAGCCTGCAATCAGTTGTGCAATAGGATCAGTCAAGCCTGCAACAGCACCTGTGACAGCAGCACGGTTAGCATTGTTAGCAATGTTCTGGCCACTCATGTACTGATTAGCTGCTGCTTGGTTACTAGCTGCTGCTGCGGAGCCTAAGCTTTGACCTTGTGTCAGAGCACCTAAGCCTAAGTTCTCAGCATTCTGAGCACCCTGCAAGTAGTCAGTATAAGGAACCAAAGCATTGGACTGTAAACCATAGCCAGCATTCTGAAGGTTAATACCACCTGTCATCAAGCCTTGACCGAATGTAACTTGCTGCTGACCTGCTTGGTTAGCATTAGCAGCCAACTGAGCATCCTGCTGAGCCATAGCGTTGTAGTAAGCAGCCATCTGTGGGTTAGTAGCCATCAAGCCGGGAGAACCTGCTGTGTAGCCGGATGTCGTAGCACCTGTGGCAAGACCTAAACGACCTTGCTGTTGCTGCTGGTTAGTCAACTGAGCTAACTGTTGTTCACGTCCCGGAGCAAGTAAACCCTGCTGCTGAGTCATGTAGTTCTGTGCTACAGCCTGAGGGCTTTGACCGACATACTGTTGACCGAGGCTGAATAAGCCTTGACCTGCTGTATTGATACCACCCTGTTGAGCTTGTGCCTGCTGAGCCTGCGACAACCCGCCACCTGCGAAGCCAAGCAAGCTCTCACGCATAGCTGCCACATCAGGAGCAACTTGATAGCCAGCACCTGTCAGTTCACCCTGAGGGCCATACTGAAAGCCTGACTTACCGAAGCGAGTAGTAACACCTACAGGACGGAACTGAGCCATCTGAGCTGCTTGGTTAGCCGAAGCTGTAGCATTGCCAGCTGCTTGGTTAGCTGCGTAACCTGTACCTAAAGCACCCAGAGTAGGGCTAATTAAAGAAGTCCAATCAAATTCAGCCATTAGTAACTCCCGCCATCAACTGTTGCATTAAACGTACCTGATACTGTCAGGTTAACCATTGTTGTAGTGCCTGTGAAAGCACCATTGTTAGCATCACCTTTAGAGCTGATGGCTGAAGCAATGTTATTGTATTCAGTATCAATCTCAGTGCCTTTAATGATCTTACCAGCATTACCTGTTGGTAGTCCGTCTTTAACGGCAAAGTTAGTAGCTTTTGTGTAGTTCGACATATTAACGAGTCTTTCCTGTCTTAACGTAAACGTCCAGTTTTTGAATTGATACAGGTTTATTGAAGACAGTAGTCTCAAAACCTAATTGAATCACTTTGCCTGCGCCTCCGATGTTGATGATCTTGTTATCGAAGGCAGAACCTCCATACTCACCAATGTCATACTCAGCAATGTTGTACTCAGCAATAGCGCTATTCTGTAAAGCAAACTGTCTTACATTTAAAATATCACTGTAGTCAAATCCGAACTTCAAAGTGACACCATAGCCTTGACCACCGATAACTGTAATGCCTACCTTCTTCATGATCTTGATCACTGTTGGAGCAGCAAAGTCAAAGTAGTTAGTGTAGTAACGCATCAGGTAGCTATCTGCATTATCCTTGTAGCCACCATATGTACCAATATATCCCGGCTTACCGATAAGCAAGTCTTTGTTACGGGTATACTTGATAGCATAAGGAAGCAAGCCATCCCAAGTAGTTGTACGGTTAGCTCCGTTAGGAAGCATCACCCGCATATCAAAGCAGTACACTAACTGACGAGCAGGAAGAGACAATAAATAGAAGGCATCCTTGTCAGAGTAAACAGCCTTGATCTCGTCAGGGTCTTCTGTGGTAAGCTCAAGCACTAGGTCATCACGGACGTTAGCGCTAATGTCTCGCATAGGTGCTGACTTCTCTTGGATGGTTCGCATCAAGGACTTAACACCAGCGTCGGAGAGGAACAGAATGTCGCCACCAGTCACAACCACTGAATCACGAGCAAAACAACCAGTGCCTGTAATAGCATCTGATAAAGCCAGATCACTAGGACTGTTTGCATTGGCATAGATTAGAATCTGTCTACGACCAAAGACAATCAAGAAGTTATTGTGAGCAGCTAAGGCTACAATCTCATCACCTCCATCAGGCCACACCTGAGATACGTTAAGAGTACCTGCTGTGCCAGTGCTCAAGATATGCCCAGAGAGCAAATCAGAAAACTGTACTGTACTCTTATCGGTACTGTTGTTAGCTGACCATGTACGACCATAAGCACTAATAGCACAGTTGTTCTGAGATACAGTACCTGCATATCCTGACTTCTCAGAGATACGACGATACGTAGTAGTGCTTACAGCAGGGTCGAAGACCAGAGGATCATGTCCTGCCTGATACAGGTACAAGCAACTGTTCAATGAAGCCATCTGCCAGTTACTGTCTGTAATCGTAGGTGCAGTTCCTCCACCACCGTAGGTTAACTCAGTTAAGGTACTACCTACCAGCTTGAATAACTTATTGTTACCTGCTGCAATGATGTAAGAGACACCAGCTACTGTGATCAACTCATCAATAGCTTTGACTGTAGCTGTTCCTAATGCTCCAAGGCTTTCATGAGCAGGAATCCAGCCCTTACGAGCACCTATACGTCCGAACTTATCAATGACACAGTTATTAGCTACGGTAGCAAAGCCATCCTCTAACGTGATCGAAGAGTCCTGAGTGTTGACCCCTTTAAAGCCGGGAGCAGCAATGGTTGTCGTTAGAAGTTTAGCAACCATGATTAAACACCTGTCCAGACTACTTGATCATCGTAGCGGTTACTTTCCAAGGCAATAGCGTCAGCCAAAGCCAAGCGATACTGCTGGAAGACTTCACCAAAAGCTGTACCACCATCTTCACCACGTTCACCGATAGCTTTAGCGTAGGCTAAGAGCTGTACCAAGTGAGCAGGGACGATGAGGTTATCACTGTTGTTAACCAAGTCTAACTGAGGGATAGTAAGCTCAAAGCGAACTTGATACACCGCATCAGGCTGAGGCCAGAGGTCTACCTTGTTGTCTCCACCAGCGGTAACACCGTTGTAGCTGTAATAGCAAGGAGCTGCATCCTGCACAGTGCCTGTGTAGTATTGACGGTTAAGCCATACTTGAGAGGCCTGACGCATAGGCACATCTTCTGTGTCATTGATTACATCACTTGTCCTGAATCGTTCACCTGATCCAGTCAAGGTGTAGTTACGTTGACCAGCGACAGTAGGGATAATAATCGTAGTGCTTAAAGCATTCCACTCATACGCATCCTCTACCTCCCGCTTAGCATCATTAACGAATACACCAATCAAGGAACTATAAGGAGTGTCCTGAACCGAAGATACTTCAGTCTCTCGCAGTCTTGTGAGTACGTTGTTAACCAGTTGTAAATAGGTCGAAGCCATCCTTATGTTCCTTTAGTTCTCTATATGAATAGTATAACAGATTGTTAACTTTGTGTCAAGAAGTATTTTACTGAGGCGCTTCAGGCCATGTAATAGTCCAAGGGAAACCCTCTTGACCAGTTACATCACGCAGTGCTTGACGGTAAGTAGCCCATGCTTCTTTGTTCACAGGAGCATCAGCCACCTGAGTCCAATCGCATTCCTTGAGCTTCTCCCCGCGCTGTGTGCGTACAGACTTGGCTTGTTCAGCATCTTTAGCAGCCTTGTACTCAGCTTCCTGTTCGGCAGCAGTCTTAGCTGGATCAGTCTCTGTTGCTTCACGATCTGTGAAGACAGGGCCGAGGATGTACTTGGTGTACCACTTGCCTTCAATCTGCTCCACACCATCACGCTGGCTGTACTGGTACACCGTACCCCCTGTGGCCTGTGGGCCCTCAAAGACCACATCAGCGCCCAAAGCCTCTAGGACTTCAGTGGTTGTTGTATCCCATGTAGGGCCACCGTTGGCTTTGATGAATGTACGAAACTCTGCCTCGTACATCACTGCGCCGGATTGTCGGATTCTAATTTGCATGATTGTTCCTTATGCGATTGCCAAGAAGATGAATGTGCCACCGCTGGCATTGATTGCTGCTGGTGCGCCAGATTGAATTGTGAATCCAGTAGATGATGTGAAAATGTAATTGGCATTTGTTTCTGCCAGTGTGTCATTCATAATCAAAAACGGGTCTGTGCCGCTAACCATGCCCCGGGCGGTGTCCCAAACGTACCAATTACCCGTGCTGTTGGTTCGTTTAATCATTACCCATCTTGCGCCAGTTGTAAAACCGCAGTTAATTACTTGCGATGCGCCCGTGCCTGTGTAGGTTCCGACTTTGCTGACCCCTGCGCAAGTGGCAAAGAGGTAGGCAACCAAGTTGTATCCCGCACCAAATGTCTCATTTACATTCAATCCAAAATCCGTGCTAGACGGATTGCTGGCCCCCCAAAAGTTATAGCCAGACGTGGTTGTTGGAGCTGCTGTGGAATTAAGAACAAGATATTTGTTAAGAGCACCACCGGGGTAGTACACAGACCAATCTGAACCAAGATCACGAGCCTTCATCAAAATTAACTCTGGGGCAACACCGAGGTTGTGGGATATTCTCTGGTTGGCAGAAGAAATTGTTGTGAAGCAAACCTCATCAAATACGTTTGGATAACGAGAAAACAGGTAATCAACGTATGTGTAACCGGATTGGTTAAACGTCCCATACCCAGCAGGCGCTGTCCAACCGTTCATGTTAATTGAGACAGTTGGATTGGTTCCAAAATCTGCTTCGCTAAACGTGTAAGCGGGGCTTAATTCTTGTGTAACTCCACGCAGTCGGTCTGTAAAAGCAAATTCGGTCGCATTGTTTCTTGACTTGACCATCACTAAATCAGGCGGTGAACTAGCGCCAGTCACAATTGTTTGCGTAGAGTTGCCTGATCTTGCAACCGCAGCCAACACCTTAGTCCCATCAGTAGGCACTTTCATCGGGCCACGGCGTATGGCGATGTAGATTGCAGTTGTTCCCGCCGCAAAAAGTTTGTCAATCCATCCCGTTGCTGTTGGTTGTGCAGCAACACCAGAAGCTTCCGCATCCGCCGTATCCGCATATAAAACGGCCCCCGACGTGTACGCCATCCCGCGCATGTTATCTATTAAATACCAGTCGCTGATGCCTGTGGCTGATTTGACTAAAAGCCATTGCGGTTCATATCCAAGCGTTACTGGAGTGTTTAACCCAGTAGTCGTAAACGACCCACACGAAATCACATTGTCCGTACCCGTCAGGCCAAAGCCTCCTGCGTTGTGGGCGAATAGGTAGGCGACGTAGGTAACACCGTTTGTGTTTGTGTTTGCGCCACTAACCAAGAAATTATTTGCAGCGACTCCCGAAGGAGTGAAATCTTGCGGAGTGCCCGATACTCCGTTAAAACTGGAGCTGAAAGCTGCTGTGGAATTTAATGTGCCATACGGGGTAGACGCTGACCCTCTATGCCATACACGCCAGTCACCTGTTGTACTTGTGGCTTTAATAAGTATTGCACCGGGAGCAGAAGCAAGACTGTGAGCAATAACCCTTGAGAAATCGCTGCCACCGTCTCCCGTATACGTCACCACATCAAAGAACTTTGGCTGCTTGCGGAATGTCCATGAGGCCATTGAACCAGTACTTTGATTGATACCAGCATTGCCACCAATATCAAAACCATTTGCATTAAAGGCGCTTAAACCGGTACTTCCTAGATTACTTTCTGCATTGGTGTTGTTTGATGAAAGTACATTTCCAACGCTTCGGCTAGTGTCATAAAGCTGATGCGCAAAAGTTCCACTAGTCCTAGATTTAAACCAAACCAGTCCACCCTTACCCGCCAGATCAATGCCGTTGGTGATAGTCTGTGTAGAGCCGTTGCCCGTGTACAGCCAAGTCGAGAACACATCCTCAATATACTGGGGCACAGCAGCTACGCCGCCACCAAAGGCATCGTAACTAGCTGCACCGCTTGTTGCTTGTAATGGCATAGATTAAGCCTTAAATTGAGTGACAGAAGCCAGCACTGTATAGGTTGCACTGCCTGTCTTGATGATGAGATAGCGGTAGCTGTCGATACCACTTGCGTTACCCGCAGTAGGAGCGCCCCCAAGCCAGCGTGTTGTCACACCAGAGGTTGTACCGTCAATCTGCACAGCAGAGTTGTAGTAAGCAGTGGAGCCTTGAGTGACCAAGAAAGCCACGGTCATAGACTGGCCTGTGGACATCATTGTATTAAGAAACCCAAAACCACTAGAGGCTCTAAAGTTCACAGTCCAATTACCAGAAGCATTGCTGGTGTAGTACAGAACAGACTGAGTGGTGATGTCGTAGTTGATCGTGCCTGTAGCCGCTGTAGCAGAGACAGTAGTGACTTCAGCAGCATTAGTTAAAATAATTGCTTCTGAATCAAACCCGTTACCACTAAAAGTCTGTGTGCCTGTAAAGGTGTTGGCTACGTTCTTGACTGGAATGTTCGCGCCAGCCAAAGTTGTTGCGCCTGTGCCTCCTTTGGCAACAGGCAATGTTCCAGTAACACCTGTAGATAGACTGACGTTAGTAATGGTGTTGTTACTTCCATTAATAGTCTTGTTTGTCAGTGTCTCAGTGCCTGTTAAGGTAGCAAAACTGCCTGCTGTGAAGGCTGCATTAGTCCAAGCAGAACCTGACCACACGAACAAGTTATTAGAAGTAGTATTCCAGTACAGAGCACCTGTCAGCAATGTGTTACCGTCATTGTCCACAGTAGGAGCAGATGCTTTAGGGCCAAGGTAACGATCATCAAAGCTGTCATAGCTTGCAGCGGCACTAGAGGCACTAGCAGAGGCAGCAGAGGCGCTAGAGGAAGCTGCACTGGCGGAGTTAGCAGCGTTAGTCTCACTGGTAGCAGCAGCAGAGGCTGAAGCAGAAGCAGCGGTAGCAGAACCTAAGATACTATCTACATAAGCTTTGGTGGTTGCGTCACCTGTAGCTGTAGGAGTACCAAGACCAGTGATCTTATTGCTACCCATTGCGATAGCACCAGACATAGTACCACCAGACGAGCTCAGCTTAGCAGCAACTGCATCGTCAACGTAAGTCTTAGTAGTAGCGTCTGTGCCTGCTGTAGGAGTACCCAAGCCTGTGATCTTGTTAGTACCCATAGCCAGAGCACCTGACATGGTGTCACCAGACTTAGATACCTTGGTAGCGATAGAGGCTGTCAGAGTAGCTGCAATGTTAGCATCATCATTCAGAGCAGCAGCAATCTCGTTCAAGGTATCCAAGTTAGCTGGAGCACCATCCACCAAGTTACTGATAGCTGTGTCTACATAAATCTTAGTAGCTGCATCAGTGTTGTTAACAGGAGCAGCCAAGCCAGTGATAGTGGCAGAAGTGCCTGCATCCATGTCCAAGGAACCACTGATGGTTACATGGTTGAATGTAGATGTGCCTGTAGAGGCTGTCACGTTACCTGTGAGGTTGCCTGTGACGTTACCTGTTACGTTACCTGTGACGTTACCTGTGTGAACACCAGCACTGTTACCTGTTAAGTTACCTACAAAGCCTGTGGTAGCTGTGATGGTAGTGCCTGTTACAGCAGCAGCAGTTGTAGCACCAATAGGCGTGTTATTGATAGTGCCGCCAGTCTGGGCAACGCCTGCAACTGTACCGCCTGTGATAGCCACAGCATTAGCTTCTTGATTACCTAAAGAGCCTACAACCTTGACAACAGTAGCACTATTGTCCTTGGTGTACAGTTTCTTATCAGTGACGTTAACAGCCAGTTCACCTTTAACTAAGTCTCCAGCTGCGGGTACAGCAGTAGATGTGCTGCTGTTCTTTGTAATAATAGTAGCCATTTAAGCTCCGTAAGAAGAATTATACCATTGTTGGAGAGGTGTCACCACATCACGAGGTGTCTGGGGCAAGTATGCGTTGTAATACTGCTGTAACTGATTGTAGTAATCAGGTGTGTTCTGAGGAACTTGCTGTGTAGGCGCTACAAAAGGTGTATTAGAACCTGCGCCACCGCCGATAGCTGAAGCAGCTCCACCTGCTCCGAGTAAACCAACACCTGCTCTAACTAAGTTAGAGATTTGATTAGTTGTTAAACCAGTAGGGCTTCCTGTAGAGGCGCTTGGTGTAGGAGTAGGAGGAGTAACAATAGCGGCAGTATTTCCAGCAGCTGCTGCATCGGTAAGTAAACCACCCGAGCCGGGTAATACTGATGTAGGATACGTCTGAGCCATATTCACATCATAGATGTTATTACCAAAGCTATTCGCTAAATTGGTAGCCAGCTGAGCTTGAGTAAGGCTAGGGTTGAAAGCTAACTGTTGTGATACATCAGCAGCAATTAGAGGATCAACACCTGAAGCAATCAAGTTCTGCTCAATAGCAGGGAAGTTATTACCTACTTGACCTTGTAACTGAAGAGCATCAGCAGCTAAAAAGTCAGCACTAGATCCTGTCTGAGACATCAATCCTGTGTTAGAGCTTAGGTTCTGTAACTGTGTTGTCATTGTTGCTGTGTCGAGGCCGTTAACAGCCATAGAAGCAGCCAAGTTAGCAGCAGCACTTGAGCCATAGCCTGAAGCACCTAATGTTGCAGCAATCTGAGACTCAGACAATCCTTGTCCAGCCAGTTGAGCAGCGTCAGCAGCCAAGAAGCTTGCGTCTGTCTGTGGGCCTAAACCGGGAGCAGCAGCATTAGCGCCTTGCAAGTAACCACCTGCACCTCCTAACAAAGCACCTTGAAGTACATTGCCTCCTGTGGCAGCAGATGTCAAACCACCAATAGCAGCTCCACCTAAAGCAGAAGCACCTGCCTGTCCTAAACCTAAACCCAATCCTGAGCTAAGAGCACCGCCTAATAATCCACCTGCGCCTGTTGCAGCAAGACCAAGTTGAATTAAAGGCATGAATTCGCCTAAACTAGAGCTTGACTGTTCAGAGGTATAGAAAACAGGTTGACCCTCAGGAGTGAACTGAACACGGTAGCCTGTGTTGCCTTTGCCTGAATAAGTACCGCCAAAAGCATCACCTGTTTGACGCTCACCATATGTGTTAGGTACTGCTTGGCCTGTTTTGGTATTGCCAAAAGTAGTTACAGTTTGAGTGCCATAGATAGGACTATCATTCTCATCCAGCCCGATTTGATATGGAACTTCTTGTGTAATTTGACCAAAATCACGTAGGTCTGTAACTCCAATACCTGACAAGATACTAGCCATATCTTCAGCGTTAGCACGGGCAGAACCTTTGCCTTCGCCTTGCCATTTAGTACTATCACTAGTGGCTAGAATCTGGTCTACAAGACTAGGTCTGTTTTCCGTAACTGGCGGCTCTGCTCCACGCAATTGCTCTACTGGTGCAGTAGCAGTTTGTGTTTGTGCAGTCGTCTGAACAGGAGCTACACGGCCTTCGGCAGCTCCAAAGGTTGTGTAATGAGCTTCAGCAAACTGCTCCGGTGTTAACCCATAGCTATTTGCCGCATAAGCAGCAGCTACATCAGGATTTGCTTGGAAATAACTTTGAAGAGGTGTTGCCATGATACTTAACCTTTATTACGATAAACTTCAAATGTACACAATACATTCATCGAAGAACCTGTCTCAGAAGTTGCTCTTACTTGATCACCTTCTTCTAATACGATGTAAGCACCACCATCAAACTTGATAAACTGTGTAGGGCTCAGCACGTAGTTATCCACCACGTAGAACTCAGAATCAGAGCTTGCGTCATACCAGATAATATCTACAAACTTATTGTTGCCTGAGTGGTTCACAGCATAAGCTAAGTTCCACAAGGCATGATACCCTAGAGGAACAGTATACAGAGTTGTCTTAACTGTCGGACTGAGTACAGCCCCTACTGATATTGGTCTCATCTTGTTTTACCTTCTTAGCTTTCTGAGGGGGAAGAATAGTCTCTTCTTTGACTTCTGTATACTCACTGTGAGTACGCATAGTCTTGATGTCATGCTCGTTAACAAACTCAAACATATTGCCTGAATGGTTACACTTAAATTTAGCCATGTTGATTACCTTTCTTATAAGCTATCACTTAACGATAGCGTATGAAAAAGGCTCCCCACCTTTTGAGCGGGGAACCGATTTAACTTACGCTATTAAGCTGGAACAGCCAGAGCAACAGCGGAGTAGTCACGCAACTCGTCGCAACCGAACAACACGTCAGCAGTGAACAAGTTGGCGAGCCATTCTTGTTTGTACTGAGTCTGAGTGCGAACACCCATTTGCTCGACCAACACTGCGAACTCTTTGTGAGCCAACAAGCAGATGCGATCACCGTCAGTAGCTGTATCAGCGTTGGTGGACACGAAGACGGGGATACCGTACACGTTACCAACTTCACCGTTACGGATGGTGTTAGAAGCACCAGACTCACCCACGAAGGCTTGCTCAGTGAAACGAGCGATACCCATCAAGGTGTTACGAGTCGAAGGAGGAACGATCAGGAATCGGCCATCCATAGGAACATCGTTGTCATCCAAACGCTGGATAGTGCGGCGGATAGCAGCATCGGTCAAAGCACCCGCAGTACCAGTGTAGGCGGTAGTACCGTCAGCACCAGAGTAAGCACCAGTGTAACCAGCAGTACCGTCACCACCGTTGGCCTTACGACCCAGTTGGATGATGGTGGAGTCAACCTTCTTACCCAAAGCGTAACCAGCGTCATCAGTGTAGAACTGACGCAGCGAAGTCAATGCCTGAGCTTCGACGATGTCTTCGATCAAGCGGCTGTATTCCCAGTGTTGATTGATAGAGACAGTCTTCTCGCCTTCGGTAGCAGCGATCAGGGTAACCTGAGTCGAAGCAGCCTTAGCAGAAGCGTCACCGCGAGTAGGCGCTGGAATGTGAACGGTGTCACCTTTCTTGCCCTTGAAGTTCATTTTCTTGATCAAGTTAGCAGCGACCAAGCTCTTCTTGTAAGCAGCGATAATCTCATCCGACCAAACTTCAGGGATGAAGGTTGCTGCGGTTGTCACTGTTACGTTGTTTGTACCTAAAGCCATTTTAAATTCTCCTTAAGAATTAATATTGTTGTGAATAATTATTTAACTCTGCCTTCAGCGTATGCAGCCATGATTTCAGTTTGCAGGGCTTCATAACGATTCGGGTCAGTCATACGTAGCCGGATCAGGTCGGCACGGCGATATACTTTCTTTGAAGA